CAACACGTTGAGTTGGGATTAACTGTGATAATATTTGATCCATACTAATTAGTTGTCATGCAACTTACACTCTGGTGCTCCTGGTTCTTGATCACAATAGAGTTCGAGTGGTGAGGGATCATGATGATCTCCTGCCTCAATCTCTTCCTTATGATGCTCAACATATTCTTCTAGATCATGAAGTTCGCCCTCAATATGGCGACGCTGCTGAGGGGAAGTCATAGGATTCTGGAGAATCTTCTTATCCTCTTCGATATGCTTTTCGATGCTTTCCATGTGTAGTACCTCCTGTGATTATTTAGTGCCATGATTTGATGGTCTGTCCTTTAGACCATACGAGTCTCTCATTAGTCTGAGAGTTGTTGTGAATTTTCCACCTGGACCCTTTCCAGTATCATAAAAGTGTGATACTTCTGAAATAAGATACACACCACTACTTTCTGGATCAAAGGGATCTTTTCTCCCATCTATTGTCGCAACTTTGTTTACTAATCGAATGTCAATTTTGTCTCCAGCGCAAATTTCTGGGTTACCAGGAATTACTATAGTACATAATTGATTTTGTAGCAACTGATATCTTGCTAAAGATTGTGCCGCATAAAACTTTTGCCAATCAGCAAACTTGGTTGGATCTGTTGCCCCATCTTTTGGATCTGGTGAAGCAGGTTTTGCTCCGTTATACCATGATTCATGATCTAAGAATACAGACATGATTCTACTTGGATAGTCAGATAATTCAATCTGATTTGAGGGAATCAACGTAATCCCCTCTTGTCCTCCAAGGTGTGCCATATTGTCATAACTATCTTTGATCTTATAAACGTATTCTTCATACTGTCCAGTAGAGTGGTTGAAAAACACTAGCATACTAGAATACTTACCTTTACGCAACGAAGAAAGTAAGTTAATTTCAGACTCAAAATTAGATTCTAAAATTTGAAATCTAGTATCACCGCCCTCTTGATTTCCCAGTCTTTCTACGTATTCTCCCCAAGAAGGAGAATCTAATTTCTTGGATTTTAATTTACTATTTTCATCAGCACATAAAGAATCAACAGCAAAGAAATTATAACCTCTTTTTGACTCCCAAAAGAAAAATCCACCAGATCCCTTAACTTGTTGCTCTGATTGATTTGTATTTCCAGAATTAGTTGACGTATAATTTGTTTGCGGAGAAACACTCTTTACGGAAAGATCAGCGATAAGATCAAATGGTCTTTTCCTATTAGCAATTATCTTAGTCTCAAATTTAGATGGTTCAGAATATACAGTTTTAGATGCCTTTAATATATTAGAAAGAAGATCTTTTACGATGCTTTCAGGATTCCCAGACAGTGGTTTATTAACTCTGGTAACCTCATTTATCAATGCTTCTGCCGAAACTAAACCAACACTATATGATTGTTTTTGCTGTCTGGCAAATCTATTTTGAATAGTCCAGATAACAAATTCATATTCTACTTTTGTTTTGAACGCTTTAGCATCAACTTCAATTACTACTCTTTCACCACCCTGAATTGGAAGTCCAGCAAGAAGTCCAGCACTATCAACTACTTCCATTTTTGCCGATAAAAATGGATGCGTGATATTCTCTACATATTCAAAACTATTAACCAGAGGAGTAATGGGACGTGCTGGTTTTCCGCCATTTGGATAAATAACGACTTTTGTTAAAGCAAAGTCGGTAGGATTTGATACTTCCATGATTATTTAAGAGCCATGAGACCAAGACTAGAGAATGGATCGGTTCCCATACCAGAAGAACCAGCAGTTGCCAGTCCAAAAGCAAATCCTTGCTGACCATTATTCGAATCTGAAGGTTGCGCTAACTGTGGTATTGTAAATGCCATTGGTTGATACTGTAGTGCTTTTGCTTGAGCATCAACTTGAGCTGATGTTGCTAATAGATCACCAAGAGGTCCCTTTGCCTGCGGTCCTGTAATAGTTGGTGTATTGAGTGGAGCATCTGGATCACCGCCAAGTGCTTCAATAGCAGATCTAACAGCTTCTGGTTTTAAAGTGCCAGTATCTAAGTCACCCATTCCATTAGCATTGCCATTGTTCGCTCTTTGTAGCATGTCTGCATACAATCTCAAAGCACCAGCTTCTGTAATGTGTCCATTTTCTACAGAAAGTCCTTGCCATCCTGCCATTGATCCTGCTTTTGCTAGAGAAGCAGAATCCATTGCTTTATTTGGATCAACACCGAGATTCATTAGATGCGCTAAAGCAAGTTTTTGTTGATTCTCAGGAGTAAATAAAGTCGTATTGGGGTCCATTCCTGCTTGCCTTACTCTCGCCATCATTGTGGCTGGATGGAATTGGAAAGCACCAGCAGCATGAGAATCTGCTCCATATGTTACTCTTCTACCGCCAAATCTTTCTGGCAAATATCCCTCTCCAATAGAACTTCCATACGCCATATCATAAACTTCCTGCATTGTCATTTGTGTCAATTCAGGAACAACTTCACCACCAACTAGTGTGTTATATCTATCCTTACCACCTGCTTCTGTAGCATTGATTGCTGCCAACCATGCTTTTGCTTCTGGAGTGTCACCAGCAAGTTTAGATACATCAATTTCTCCACCTCCACCAGGACCAGGACCAGGACCAGGAGGATTATTTCCATTACCTCTCATCCAGTTAGGGAGGAAGTTTTTTAATCCGTCAAGTAATCCTTCCCACCATGGTTTCTTATCAAAATATTCTGCTAATCCTCTTGCCTGAATTTCAGCAGATAGTTTTTTATTTTGTTTCTGTGCTTCTAAGATACCTTCACCAAACTGGAGGAATGTTTTTCTTCCCATTGCTCCTTCTAGTGGGAAAACACCCTCTTTACCTGCTTCACCAACTAAACCTGCTGTAGGTTGAGTAATAATACCACCAGTAGCAAATGGTGTCAATCCTTCCTGACCACCAGAACCTCCCGCTAAGGCATCATAGATAGCACCACCAACTAAGTCACCAGCAATACCACCAAGAACAGTACCAACACCAGGGATTGGAACAAGTGTTCCTAAGCTAGCACCAAGTGTAGCACCAACTGCCTTTGCCGCTGCTCTGCCAATTGGTTCTCCTAAAGCAAGACTGACACCAAAATCTAATAATCCACCAACTAGAGGAACTCTCTTCAATACAGGACTCAAGAATTTCATAACTCTTGCTCCCTTTGTGAGACTCATTCCTGCTGCTTCTAGACCTTCAGCACCAAATCTCTTGAGAGCAGCTTTTTGTCCATATCTTTGAGCGTATCTCTTGGTAATATCATTTTGTGCTTCAAGTAATGGACTAGCACCAGTTGCTTTACCAGACAGGATTCTATTCGTGGATAACCCACTACCAGTCATACTTGACTGACCAGTCATCATGTTATTGCGGAAATTATGTCCACGTACACCTACTCCTTCACCAGCAAGACCACGAGTTAATCCTTGTCTTCTCTGAGCTCTTCTGCCAGCACGATTCATTGTACCAAGACCACGGCGACCGCCACGACGACCACCAAGCAAACTCAATCCAGTGTCTAGAATATTCCCCAGACTACCAAACATACTACCTAAAATACCACCCTGAGGACCCTCAAACCCCGAACCCTCTGGATCTAGATCACCACTAGATGCTCTCTGTTGAGCCATATTTGCTTTTTCAGAAGCAGCTAGTTGTCTAGAAGCAATCTTTTCTGCTGTATTTTCAGCATTAGAAGCAAGTAGTCTCTGATTTTGAATTTGCCTTTCAGCAATGCCAACCTGAAGTTGTCCTAAGGACTGAATACTCTCAACAACTTTAACATTTACTCTCTGTACATTATCAACTGCCTGGATGGTGCTGTTGTTGGTTCGAACCATCAACTGACCAATCTGGTTCAGAATACCAGCAATGTCTTTGATTTCTGTTGCTGTAGTATCAACAGTAAATCCCGCAGCATTAGTATTGGGGGATCCTTGATATTTTGCAACTTCTCCACCAAGAACCTCTGGATTAATTGCTGTTGGTCCTGCGTCTAATAACCTCTGTGCGACACTAGGACCAGAACTAAAAATTGTTGCTAATGCTCCACCAGGACTAGTGGGAGAACTGAAAATTTCTTGAGAATAGTCGTAACGACCTCTATCTACAAATCCACCCCTAAACCTAGATGCCTGAGATCCTGTTGGATCGATGCTCATAGTAGCATCTTTGGCAAATCTACCTCTGGTTCTAGCGATAGCATCACCGCCAAACGTAGATCCTAACGCTCTCTGGAAGAAATGCCCTCTTCCAATACCAGCTTCTGCTAATGATGTATTATTCTTCTCGGCAATACTCTCAGCATAAGCACGCTCCCTGCGTGCCATATTAGATGCTTTGCCAATTCTATTTCCGATAGCACCAGCAATATCACCAAGAAAATTTCTCTCGGTTCTTAAATCAGTTGCTTGTAGAAACCCGTGTGCCATTATCGTTGCTTAGCTGCCGCTTCCTGTTGTTGTTTAACTTGTTCTAAATGCTGCATCAATAGAGAAACATAAACTTGCCTCTCAAACGGCATCATATTTTCAACATCACTCAAGCTATATTTATGGTGCTGCATTAAAGCAAAGTTGGTCTTATAGTACCCTTCCAAAGTGTTATGGAAGAGTGCTACCCGAAAAAAGACGATAATCCCGAAAATACTACCTCATTTTCAACACCAGTGTTGGGATTTGTGACTTTAATGATATGTTCTAGTTTTGGCGAAGTTTGAAAAAATGCTTGAATCTTCTCAAACTGACTATTGGTAAGATTTTCAAGAAATTCCTTAAATTCTTTCTTACTAGTAGTAGAACTGTCGTATACATCTTCACCATCAAAAAGTTGGTCGATACAACCAGCAATAATATCAATAACAGAATCTGCTGTTGGAGATTTGCCGATAATAGATCCACTGACGAAAGTATCAAATCTTGGATATTTCATCACAATACCCATTTCATCAGAAAGCATGATCTTGTTAGAATGACCCTCTGGTTTTTGTACCTCAACTTCTAACAAATTTAACTTATACGGAACAGTGGTTTGCCCATCATCTTGACATGTAATGTTCATATCGACAATTTCGCCAACAGATACAGCACGGATCTGAAGGAAAATGTACTCTAGATCAAAAATTGCCAAATCATCTATTTTCACGCGAGATTGAATACAACCTTTCAATAGTTGCTTTACTGCTGCTTCAATCTGCCCGTCATCTTCTGACTCCATTGCCAGAAGAAGTAATTTTTCTTCTTTTACTACAAATGGGCGATATTTGATTTTTTTGCCATTAGACGGAATTTCCAACTCATAGGTTGGAAGCACAACTTGTGGTAATGCCATTATGTTT